CTATATTTTTAAACGCACGATTATTTCCTATCTTCTCTACTGCGGAATTTATACGAAATTTTCCCGAAGAGAACAAGAGAATTTTTCCAGTGCTTCCACAGTTTTCAACACTTACCCCTGGTGATTAATGTAGGAAGTATTAATGACAAAAGAAGCTTCCTGAGAGAGGAAATTACCTGCGGATTTAGAAAAGTAGATGCGAGAGACGGGAGATAGAATGGCTGGCAATTATAATAGGAACACGTACAATAGTGCTCTTTACAATGCTGGCCGCTCTGACGCAGGGGCGTTAATTCGTTCCATTATATCAGCACACACCGGTCCGCACATCAAAGCGATTGTAGGAGGTGATCCTACAGGCAGCCCAGAGGCCGGTGATGGTCTGTCTTTAATTTCAGACTTTTCTATTCAGGAAGGTAAACTTAAGAAACCCCCCGCGGGGTATTTCTTTCCGGATCTTTCGGCTAGAGTTGACGCAGTTCGTTCGCAGTTAGATAACCTTCTTGGTTTTATTAGAGCTGTACAATTCAAAGATCTTCCGGCTTCTATATTTCTTGTAACCTCTCAGCCTGATTTACCAGCCGCCCTTTTTGCCTTAGCCCAAAAGGACCTCTCCGCTTTTCTTTTTGGAGAATTGGCTAAGAAGGATTTGCCCGCTAGTATCTTTGTTGCCGTGGACAATCTTGCTGGCCAAATTCTCGGTATTGCGGCTCCCCGTTTGCGAGGTAGGATTTTTGTACAGCCTCCCGGTAATCTAGGAGCGATTATTTGGTCACCTACGGATCTTGCTGCTCAAATTGCTGTAGTGGAATTTGAGGACCTTGCGGGCGACATTCGTGGATTTGGATTTAAGAATCTCGCCGGTCAAATGCTGGGCGTGGCAACCCCGAAGTTGTTCGCTTTCTTGCGAGGCTTTGCTAGTCAAGAATCAGATCTTTTGGCTAAAACCGTAGGTCGGACACCGGGGGCGGATCAGCTAAGTGCCACTATAGCCCAGTCGTTTGGGAATACGCCTACTGGTCCTGGTAGCGGGTTACCTGCCAATATTCTCGGAGGATTTGATGTCGATGCTGGCTCAGGGACAACCGCTGGTGTCAGGTTCATGCCGGCTTCAATTCGCCATAAATTTTCGGACTCCTCTTCATTGCGGGCTTTCATTGGTACTGGCGGCGAGTCGGATCTGGGGGCAGTGATTGATTTTCTAGGAGCCGACAATGTTCAGGCTCTTATTACTGCGGCATCTTTATCGAATACGTCCAGAGATCTTTCTACTTTCATGCAGCCGGTAAATCTCTCGGACATATCCGCATCTATGTCTATTAATGAGAACGTCAAGTTCTTAGCGGCCTCTATTGCCGCTTTAGCCGATACCGCCGATCTCGGAGCATTCATTAGAGTTGCCGAAACTTTTGTTACCGCAATCTATAACATTATTACCTTCGGCGCCAGGAACCTACGTGCTACGATTGGAAATCCCGCTTGTGAGGGCGGCTCTGCGTCTGCAAATCTGCGAGCTTTTTCCAGAGCCCAATCAGCCAGTAATCTTGAAGCTTTTATTGAATCCTTTTTAGAAACCGATCTGGGAGCAGTGGTTAACACTAATAGCACTTTCCGGGCTATAGACTTTATTAGCGTTAAATATTCCAGCCGTCCTGTTCGGAACAAAAAGTTTCTAGCATCTGATTCCATTTCTGTGGTATACTCTCCTTTCCGCGGGGCTACTTTATCCGCAGCCATCATGGCCACCCCGCCAGAATCAAGCTTATCTGCGACCATAACGGCCACTTTCCTGCCCTCGAGGGTGGCACCAAGTGTTTCTGTTCTTACTAATGCTGATCTTAGATTGGGAGAAGAACTAAATATTCAGCAAATTCGTCTTCAATTAGAAGGATCACTCTCAGAATATTTCTATGTAAATGGTACTGAAAATTCTTTCATTAGGGATCCTAATCAGCAGTGGCGCTTAAACATTCGTTCTTTCCGACCGATAGCCGAGAATCTATTTGGAGATTTTGCAGCTGGTAGAGTTTGCAGACTTGGCAGTTTGAAAGCATTTAATACCATTGACGAAGCAATTAGATTTTGTATAAGCGCAGTAATAGGATTAGAAGGCCAAGAAAATTTAAGCGCTGCTATTGTAGCTAGAGGCGGTACTACCAGACTTCCTGCTATTCTTGGAGTTTCTGATACTTTCGGAGATATATCAGCCGTTGCTAATAGAGTGTTCCCGTCTGATTTTCCAGCCACAATTACTGCAGTACCAATAGGAATGCTCGGACTTTCGGGCTTGATAAGAACCACAGCTCCTGGTACATTAACATTAATTGGCAGTGTTACTGGTTACGACCATTTTGATCTTGGTGTTGTTATCTCAGGGATCCCGTAAGATTTTCTTGACAAACTGAGCCGACCTACGTATTATTGCATTGATCACCGGCAGGTATACCCTGTCTTTACATGGAGAGGTACACATGAAGTTTACCCTAGCTGCTCAAGATTTTAAGCGGGCGCTGAATACGTGCAATGAAATTGCCCCAGCTACGTCCGCTATTGCAGAAGAAAAAACCGGTGTTTTGATTAAAACAAAGGAAAACGCTGTTGTCTTTATGTCTTCTGATGATACTTCCTCAGTTAGCGTCGAGATTCCTGCACAAATTCAATCACCTGGGAAAGCATTAGTACGCTGTATTTCGGTTGCCCAGTCGGTAACCGCTTCCTATCAGGATGTCATTTTTGATGGTACCCCGGTGGAAATCGTCGTAGAATCCACTTCCGACCAGACCCTTAAGATTGTTGGATACAATCAACCTAAGGAAGGGGGTCGGAAGTCTCGGGTCAACCGTTCTTTTCCGTTACTAAACGTTGATTTTTTCATGGAAACGCCTGAGTTTGACACCACCAAGTCGACCCAGTTTCCAGCGTTCCAATTTATGGACGGGTTGGCTAAGGTTGGGCACGCCGCTTCTAAAGACGTATCAAAGTTACACTTTAACTGCATCAACCTTAATCTACTAGACGACCAAGTCGTATTCGCCGCCACAGACGGTATTCAAATCGCTGAGTTCAGAAAAGCCGCAGAGGTCAAAGGCCTCCGCGGCTCTTTTATTTTAGGACTAAAATTTGCTAACGTCGCGGCTAAGCTTGTCAATCCCGGCAAGTTTGAGTTTGTCGATATCTATGTGGATAAGTCTGCGTTCTTTCTCAAAAGCGGAGGTACTGTTCTTGTAGGCACTCTGCTGAACACTGATTTTCCTAAGTATGATGCCTATATGTCAACAGAGGGGTTAACTAAGGCTACGTTTCCCAGAGATGAATTTCTTTTTTACCTTCAGGGAATGCAACCCACGGTGGACGCTAAGAGCCACCGAATGGTTGTGGAGGCAAATTCTAACGGTTCCGCTTGTCTATCCACTTCCAGTATTTCTGGTGAGGCTGAAAATTCCGATTTAGATGTTCAAACTCCCACAGACTTTGTTCTCCACTTTGATTCAACCCTGCTACAGAACGCTGTGCGTCAGTTGAAGGGGGAGGAGTTTAATTTCTTTTTCACCCAAGATGCCAAAGGTGTAATTCTTAAGTCGCCAAAGGATGATGATTTTACAGCATTTGTTTGTACTCTAAAAAAGGTTGACTGATGCCTGACCCTCTGGATCTGCATCCCGAACAGGATATTGTAAATTACCTTCGTAAGAAGGGATATCGAGTCATCAAAGAGGACTATCCGGATGCCAAAGGTGTGGATACGATTCCTAAGTTGGTAGACTTCTTTTATAGTAGGAGAAAGTTTTATCAGCGTGGAGAATTTCCTGCTAGTATAGATAGTAGTACGGACCGTAAGTACATTAGCAGTTTCGTAAAATCTCGTGAAAAACTGGGAGTGCCACGTAAGGTGGCGGTAAAAGAAGCGGCGGTTATCATTGACGCCCTTTTCCGATTCGAAGATCAGCTTGGTCTAAAGGAACCTATTTCTGGGGCAAGTATCCTAACTGTACGCCCCATTACAGACAGGGTCTGCGCTCTCCTGAGCTCTGAGTATTGTGAAAGGTTGGATCAAGAAATTATTCAGGAGTGGAATCAATATTATAATGAGCAAGACTTTCAGAAAGATTTTGAGTCTGCTACTAAAGAATTACAAAACATATCGGAGATGTTAAATGTCAGTAAAGAAAGAAGGCGGGCCGCTCTTCGGCGTCGCTAGAAAATCTATAGAGAAAGAGTTTGGTCCGGTGGTTAAGTGGCTCGGAGAGGCTGCCGAAGCAGAGCGTGAATTTATTCCTACGGGCTGTCTAGGTTTAGACAACGCATTAGGCATGGGGGGCTTGGAGCGGGGACTTATCGCTGAATTTTTTGGACGTTCAGGCGCCGGTAAAAGCTTTCTTGGTTACAGCTTGATTAAGCAAGCCGCTGTAAAAGGTTACAAGTCGGCCATTATCGATGCAGAAAATTCTTTAGACCCTCAGCTACTCCTTAATCTCGGACTTCCCGCAGAATCGGTTGTTATTGTGGAAGGGGCTCCTACAGGAGAGTCTAATCTGGAAATTGCCGATAGGCTTATGCAGACTGGAGAGTTCGCCGTTGTTATGATTGACAGCGTCGCTGCCCTAGTGCCGAAAGCGCGAACCGAAGATGATTACGACCAGCAAACAATTGGCTTGCATGCGCGATTGATGAGCGCCGGTATCCAAAAGATACAGCCGGTTGCTAAGAAAACCAACACCCTTTTAGTTTTCATAAATCAGATTCGCAACAAGATCGGGGCCTATGGCAATCCAGAGACAACCACCGGCGGAGAAGCTCTAGGTTACTATGCCTCTTACCGCATTGAAGTTATCGGCAGTCCCCAGCAAAAGAGCCGTCGTTTAGTAGATGAGGGTACTGGAGAAGTCTATGGACACCACACAACTTTCCGAGTGGTTAAGAATAAACGTGCCGCCCCATTCAGAGAGGCGGAAGTTGATTTAATTTACGGAATTGGATACGATAGCGTTGGTGAACTTCTTGATCTTGGCGTCGACGTGGGTTTAGTAGACAAGAATGGCGCTTGGATCTCTTACGGAGAGAACAAGTGGCAGGGTCGAGATAAGGCTAAACTGGCTATTATGGCCAATCCTACTCTGCAGAATGAGATTGAGATACGCATTAAGCGCACCATCTCCGGTTCGGTCCTGGAGAAAATTCCTGTAGAGGAAAAGCAGGAAGGGGCTGCTGAGGATATGGCAGAGGAGAAGCAGGGTGATAAGTCAACTGGCAAAAAGCGTACGCGAGACACTGACTAATACGTTCCCTAATACGCTTATCAAGGAGGAGGAGTACGTTAGTTATAAAGGGGTTCGCCTTTTCTTTGATTTCTACATTCCCGCTTTCAGCGTATATGTTGAAGTTCAAGGTATTCAACATACAGAGTTTAATAAACATTTCTATAACGATGCCGCGGCGTTTAGAACAGCCAAGAAGCGAGATAGGTTAAAGCGAGAGTGGTGTGATCTTAATGATCAGGTTCTAGTTTGTATTAACTACGATGAAATTCCTATTACAGAAGAGGATTTATTAGTGAAGGTGGAGGCTGCTCAGAATGGATGAGAGAATTCAGAATAAACTTCTTGAAACATCCACTGCCCTTTCTCTTTACTCGACCACCTCACCCTCGGAAGTGGAGGAAGTATTTGCTTTTAAACCTGCTGTTGACATGGAGGCGGTAGCCTCCCAAACCCTGTCACGCTACACAATTATCTTAGCCCAGTATTTGATCACTTTGCAGGTTAGATATAATACAGCCAGGGTCATTGCTAGTCAGAAGCGTAAGGTTTTGGATCGTAAAGTAGCAGAACTACTCAAGAGTGGGATAGTAGAAGGAAAAACTCTTAAAGAGCGGGAAGCTAACGCGGTTTCGTCAGATCCAGAACTACAAGAACTGGAGTTAGACTATGATACAGCCGCGGCTGAGCGTGATCTTTTGGAAGGCATCGACAGGCCTATAACAGAACTGATCAATGCATTGAAATCAGAGCTTAGACGCCGGGGGGAAGAGCGTCAGTACACTAGTAGGGAACGATATTAATGGAGCTAGAACAGTTAAAGGCAAAATTCGCCAGTTCTGGTAACGAGTCGGCAGTTTTGGCTTGTATCTTCAAGGACCCGGCCCACTACTATAATGTTGAACAGAAGCTCGGAGAAGAAGACTTTTTGACCCCGCACCATCGAGCCATTTACACTATTGTTCGCTCTTTAATGCGTCAGGAAGTCATTACTATCGATAGCGCGGCAATTCTCACGCAGGCCGCTTCCTTGAATCTTGAGAAAAACATTGGTGGTTTTGATTACGTCAACGCCCTTTTTGATAAGAGCATAGATCCTAAAAATATTGATTTTTATATTGCCAGAGTCGCTGATGCTGCGATGAAGATTCGGATTATGCTAGCCTCCGATGAAATCATTGAAATAACTGATAAGAACAAGACTCTCACAGATTCCACTCTTCCAGCCAAAGACTTGGTAGATTACGCTCAGGAAAAGTTTCTTCAGATCGCGATGGATGGCCAGAGGGGAACAGACGCGGTTAATATGTCCGAGGGTTTGAACGATCTCATTGCAGAAGCAATGGATAATTCTGATAGAATTAAGGGCATTGCCACTGGTTATGATCGACTTGATCAGGCTATTAACGGTTTAGAGCCAGGCACTCTGACGGTTCTCGGTGCACGTCCTAAAGTAGGTAAGTCTACTATGTTGATGAACTGGGCCAAGCATATGGCTTACCATCAGAATTTACCGGTGCTCTATATTGATACCGAGATGAGTCTTCGCGAGCAGCAGTTCAGATTGACTTCTATGCTTTCACAAGTGCCCGAGCGCGAAATAAAGAATGGGCTTTTTAAGGAGTTTAATGACCAGCTATCTCAGGTAGATACCGCCCGTGATATTATCAATAGAGGATCTCTTTTCCATAAGTATTACCCCGATTTCACTGCGGAAGGTGTCGGCTCCTTAGTACGTAAGTTTCACTATCAGTACGGCATTGCTTGCGTAATCTTTGATTACATCAAGCTTCCCGATGCTGATTTGCAAAATAGCAGTAATGTTAAAGAGCATCAAGCCCTTGGTTATTTGTGTGTCGCATTAAAGAATTTAGCGGGCCAATTACAGATCCCCATAGTAACAGCCGCTCAGATCGGACGCCCAGGAGCGAATAAGGGTAGAGTTACTTCCGCAGAATTTGCAGATTCCGACAGAATTCTGCGTTACGCTAATACCCTCCTAGGGCTTGCACATAAAACTCGAGACGAAATGCAAGAAGCTGAAGAGCACTTCGGTCGAGATAACGCCAGATCTATGGGAACCCACCGCCTGCAGATATTAGATACTCGCGCCGGTGGTTTTGATTTTGGCGGCATTGACATTCATTTTCGGCAGGAAGTTCTAACTATGAGAGAGGCAGATGTTCAGAGTCGAGATTTAATGAACGTCTCGGAAGAGGACAACACAAATGGATTTTGATAATGTTTTAGAAATTTTGAAAGTTTTGGTGATTATTTTTGCTTTATCTGGATTATTTTACGTATACTTCAAATACGAGGGTGTTAGGAAAGGTGTAAAAAAGATTCTTCCTTTTATTCCTTATGTTTTTGCCTTTCTTGGTGCGCGGACAGTAGATAAGAAGGGTGTGTTTGATCAGCATGATTTTTGGGTTCTTCTTGGTCGAGTAACAGAGCGGATCAAGGACACTATCGAAGATCCCACGAACAGATTATTTGAGGATGTAGAGGATGAGGTTTTCGAGATCGTCTCCGACGAGCTTTCTAGGTATAAAGTAGCTGGAGTTGCTGGTATTCCTGATATCAACGATCCGTCTATTAGAACTCAAGTTCGAATTGTATTTGAAACAATTAAAGGTGTCGCCGGTGAAGATTCAGCAGGAAGCAATCGCGAGAGTTAAACAAGTTGTAGATCCAGAAATGGTTCTACAGTATCTTGGTTTTCATATTGTCCGGAGAACTCCCAAGGAACTTCGAGGGCCGTGCAAAGTCCATGGCGGTGACAACCCCACCTCCTTCCGGATGAATCTAGAGACCAAGACATGGAGCTGCTACAGCCATCACTGCGAAGCTGACGGTTTTCGTGATATTATTGGACTAGTTCAGAAAACACTACAGCAGCCCTTTGTTGAATGCGTCCAACTTCTTGCCGATATTTCCGGGGTAAGCTTAGATGATCAGAACGAGCTGTCTACCCAATATATTAAGCTCAAACAAGAGCAGGAGATTGCTAAAGAAGTCAGACAGTCTGAGAAGCAATCCTCTGTTACCAGCTTCTTCCCAGAAGAAATAGTTCAGGAATTCAAGTCTAATAGGACCGATTACTTCATAAAGAGAGGGTTTCCAGAAGAATTGCTGGACTTCTTCGAAGTTGGAGGAATGACTGATCCTAGGGGCATCCATAGAGAGACTATTCCAATCCGAGATCCAGATGGGAATCTGCTTACTATCAGTGGTCGAAGAACCGATTCTAATGAGGATCCTAAGTACTGGTTAACAAAGAATATCTCGAAGGGAGATACCCTTTATAACCTCGATGTCGCCAAAAATTTTGCGGGTGGCCCCCCAAATGGACTTAGAACATTAATTTTGGTAGAGGGTTTTGTAGATGTTTGGACCCTTTCACTTTACGGCGTGTGGAACGCTGTAGCAGCCATGGGAACTGATGTAACCCAGAGGCAGGCGGAACTAATAAGTCGATACGCTGACAAGGTTTTGCTCATGTTAGACCCCGATGAGGCGGGTCGTAAAGGAATGGATCGAGTCGAAAAGGTTCTTTCGTTCTATGTAGATGTAGAACGAGTAGATTTACCAGAAGATAAAGATCCTAAGTACTTCACATATGTAGATGTGAAGCACTATTTTGGAAATTATATTCAATAACACTAATGGAGAAAAAAAATATGTCTGAAGGAATCAATTCCGTAATTCTACAGGGCGAGTTGTGCTGGCCCGAACTTAAGTATACTCAGAACGGCAATGCTCTTATGAAGGCAAAGATCAAGATCCCTACCACAGACGATAGAAGTGGTGAGGCTCGCAGTAGCTACCTTCGCATCACTGCCTGGGCTGAATTCGCCGAGTATCTAAATTCACTTCCCCCCCGTAGTAATATTCGTGTTTCTGCTAGAATCCAGGAACGCTCTTTCGTCAATCGGGAGGGTAATAAGCAGAAGGTCACGGATCTCGTTGTCGACGGAGTCGAAACTGTAGAGTCTGCAGACGGTAACAACCAATTTCTATTGCAAGGAGAGGTGCGGTGGCCAGAGCTAAAGTACGTTGGCCAAGGACAGTCTACTCCTCTATTTAAGGGCAAGCTGCGGATCCCCTTCGTTAAAGACGACGGTTCCCCGGGCAATGCATACGTACAGGTTACCGCTTGGGATGAAATTGCTGAGCAGCTGGGTCAAGTTGGTGAGGGTAATTTTGTTAAGGTCACTGGACATATCCAAGATCGTACTTGGGAAGCTCCAAATGGGCAAAAACGGGTTTTCACCGATGCCGTTGTGACTAACTTCACAGCAGCGGAGAGGTCGCATGTCTAAAACAGCGAAGGGGGTGGCGCCGGGGTTTATTTTGATTCCTGCTCGAGAGTATGAGTGGGAGTTGTGCCAGAGGGTGAGCATTCAGATTCCCAATAAAGGTGAGATCTCCAAATTCCTCAGTGAGAACGAATTAGATAGCCGAGTAAAGCTCCCCGGAGATAATGAGTTTTCTATCATGGAGGACGGTGTTCTCCAGCTGTGGGAGGTTGTGCGGGTTTTATTTGCCAAGGCGGATTATCCAAACCTTAAAGATGATGAATGCTTCAACGTCGTTGCTCTGGAGTTTGATGACAATCTAATCACACTCCATGGTGAGATTTTGAGGTATCTCTGATGGTTTACGCCGATTACCCATTCTGTGTGTACTGTGGACACGAAGTGTATTCCCTCCAGGTAGAGGGTGGGTTAGTTGTGTATTTATGCTCTCACTGTGGACATGAAACGAGTGTGAAGGATGAAGGATTACTATAAAATTCTGGGTGTAGACAAGGCTGCTGACCAGAAAGCAATTAAGTCTGCCTATCGTAAGTTGGCCACTCAATGGCACCCAGATAAACACCAAAACTCCAGTGAGGAAGAACAGAGCCAGGCTGAAGAAAAGTTCAAGGAAATAGCTGAGGCCTACGCTGTTCTTTCTGATCCTAACAAAAAGAATAATTACGACGCTACTGGAGATCCAAAGGGTGGCGGTTTTAATTTCCACACTACCGGCGATCCGTTTGATTTTATACGAAATTTTGGGTTCCGGCAACAAAGGAGATCTCCTCTACAGCCTATGCGGGGGCAGACCGTCCAATACATTCTTCAACTTAAACTGATAGAGGCTTTGTTTGGGACAGACAAGCCAATAGATTTTGACGTGGTTTCCCCCTGCTCAACATGCAATGCTGAAGGTGCTACCGAGTTTAATATCTGTTCTACCTGTGAGGGCAATGGCATGACCGTGCACCGTCAGGATAACATGGTGGTACAAACTACTTGTCGAGACTGCAAGGGTCAGGGTAAAACAATCAAGAGCGCCTGTGTTTCCTGTGACGGGAATGGTTCCATATCAGAAAGTAAAAGCATCAAAGTTAAGATTCCACAGGGAGCATACAACGGGGCCACTTTGAGGGTACAAGGTGCCGGAGGCCAGGGTCTTAATGGGGGACCGCCCGGAGATTTAATGATAGGTCTGCGGGTGTCCATGCCGGACGTGTCTGCGCTTAATAACGAAGAAAGGGAACAACTAGAGCACCTCCTATCTAACTAAATGAAAATATTGGCTTTAGATATTTCCACCAAAAGTACAGGTTGGTTTATAACCAAGGGGTCTTGCGGTCTTATAGAACCAGATCCAGAGCTGCCTTTTTCAGAGAAACTTTCCGTTTTTCGAAAAAATGTCGTATATTTAATTGAGAGATATAATCCGGATGTAGTTGTTATAGAGGATACTTACTTGCGATTTAATCCTCGCACACTTAAACAACTATCTCAATTTGCAGGTGTGGCAATGGAAGTATGTGGTAGCCGGAAAATCCAGGTAGATACTATTACTGCTACGCAAGCCCGGAAACATTGTTGTGGAAATCAAGAGGGTAATTTTAAGAAAGAGCAGGTATTTAATTATTTCGTGGAAAAAGAAAACTTTAATACGGTGTGCCGTCGACTTTTTAATAGGGAGTGTAACTTTTCCAAGGACAATGACTTGACAGATGCGGCGGCTTTAGCCAGGGCTCGAAGAGTTATGAGAAGACATGGCGCTAGCTCCTGATGCAAAAATAAAACCTTTGAGAAGCAGATTTCTCAAAACTAGAACTAAAGACTACCGATATTTCGTGGGACACGTTACCCCAGAAATAGCCAGACAGTTGGAAAACAAAACCACAATTTGTTGGGTTAACGGACATATGCTCTCTCTCCCCGTTTGTGCTATAAATAAGTTTTGGAGAGAACAGTCCTATTGTAAACGATGTCCCCTCTTTCAGAAAGATGATTACGCCGAACAACTCAGGTCGTTAATCGAAGAGTGGGAAAAAGATGACCTAGAGGAGGAACAATGCAATTAAAAGCACTATCCGCTACAGGGGTGAAGGATTATTTGCAATGCGCTCTAAAGATTGTATTTAGGTACAACAGAGATATAGTGCGTATGTCCAATGACCATGCCAAAGTTGGCACTGCTGTTCACGAGGCCTTAGAGCAATTTACCAAGAGAATGCTTGCCAAGAAGAGCTTTCCCGACCCTACGGACTATGAGTTTGCTATTACCACTTTTATGAATAAGGCTACGGAGGAGGGTCTAGAGAATATGAGCTTCTACACAGAGGGTCGGCAAATGGTCACTGAGTTTATCGATCGTTTTGATCCTGCTGAGGAAGTCATAGCTGTTGAACATAAGTTTCAAATTGAAACTCCTGAAGGTATTCCTATTGTAGGCGCCATGGATAAAGTTATCAAGATTAATGATGACACCCTTGCCATTATTGATTACAAAACCGCACGTAACGCCCTGACACCTTACGAACTGCGGGATGATATTCAGCTTTCTATGTACGATTTGGCCGCCAGTATTGAATGGCCAGAATATACCAATCGTCTTTTATTTCTGGAGTATGTTCGCATTGACAAGAAAGTTTCTTCTTATCGCACAGCGGAAGAGCGTCAGGCCTTCAGAGAATTTTTGCAGAGTGTCTGGTTGCAGATCAGTAAAATGGAGGAAGGCGAAGTTAAGGGCAAGATCAATCGTTTGTGTGGTTGGTGCGACTACAAGGAATACTGTCCTGAGTACGACGCGTTCATGAACAGCGCTGATTTTGCTATGCCTATGTTATCAAATATGTCGGATGAAGATTTCTTGGAGCACTGGGATAAGGTTTCTGAACATAAGTCTGTGTTGGAAGCTCGCCAGCGTGAGCTTAAAATGATGGCCAGTGAAAGATCCCACAGAGGAGAAGAGTTTCGAGCCGGAGGTCGGGAGCTTTATAGCACTCAGCAGGCTCGCACTAGCTATAATGTAGAGGATGTTGCACCCTTGCTTCCGGAAGAGGATCTATTTTCTATCTTGGCAGTTAATAAAACCCGCCTTGACCGGTACTCTAAGAACGACCCCGAGCTGAAGAACAAACTAGCCCGCGTGGCGAATGTATCGTATAATTCTCCAATATTTAAGACACGTGCGGTTGAGGAGGAGGAACATGTTAACCATGAATCAGACTCAAGAACAACTGCAGTCTCTGGGATATCCTAGGATAGGCATTCAACTCAAGGATGGGAGCAAACGTTTCGGAAAAGTTACCAAATTCACGAAATATAACGTATATTTCAGGGATAGGAACGGCGACGATTTGGACGTACCACGTAAAATAATTGCACGAGCCCTGCTCTGCATTGATGGAGGTAAGAGCGAAGATGGGAAACCGACCTGCGTTTCTAAACAGAATTCAGCCTTTTAAGACAGACGGGGACGGTAACCCCGTAAGCGCGACGAGGAAAAGTAAAGTCATTTTTTATGGAGATTCCC